CCGCAAACCAGCGCAGCGTTTGCGGTGGGAAGAGGACGAGCAGCGGAGGGAAGGAGGTGTGGCGTGTACGCCGCACCGAGAGATCCGGAGCTTGTGAGGACGACGAGGGGGTGTTGGAGGAATGGAGCGGATAAGAAGGGCTCCCGCCGCAAACCAGCGCAGCGTTTGCGGTGGGAAGAGGACGAGCAGCGGAGGGAAGGAGGTGTGGCGTGTACGCCGCACCGAGAGATCCGGAGCTTGTGAGGACGACGAGGGGGTGCTGGAGGAATGGAGCGGATAAGTGAGCCGTTGATTTTCCGGCATCTCCGTGAGGAGGTGCCCAACCCCAAGCAGCAGCGGTTTTTTCGGGCACGGGCAAAGCACATCGGCTACGGCGGCGCCCGGGGCGGCGGCAAAAGCTGGGCCGCCCGACGCAAGGGTGTGATGCTGTGCATGCGCTACCCCGGCCTCAAGGGCATCCTCATCCGCCGCACCATGCCGGAGCTGCGCAACAACCACATCCTTCCCCTGATGAGCGAACTGAACGGCTACGCACAGTACAGCAGCGACCAGCGGGCCTTCCGGTTTCCCAACGGCAGCCGCTTTATGATGGGCTACTGCGACAACGAGGGCGACCTGCTGCAGTATCAGGGACAGGAGTTCGACTTCATCATCTTCGAGGAGGCCACCGGTCTGCCGGAGGAGTGGATGAAGTTCATCTGCACCGCCCTGCGCACCGTCCGGACGGACTTCACGCCCCGGGTGTACTACACCATGAACCCCGGCGGCCCCGGTCACGCCTACATCAAGCGCATCTTCATCGACCGGCAGTACCGGGATGGGGAGCGGCCGGAGGACTATGTGTTCATTCAGGCCACGGTACATGACAACCGGGTGCTGATGGACGCCAACCCCGACTACATCCGGATGCTGGAGGCGCTGCCGGAGCACAAGCGCCGTGCCCACCTCCACGGTGAGTGGGATGTGTACGAGGGGCAGGTGTTTGAGGAGCTGCGCAACGACCCCGACCACTATGAAGACCGGCTGTGGACGCATGTCATCGCCCCCTTTGACATTCCGGAGCGGTGGGAGGTCTGGCGCAGCTTCGACTTCGGCTACGCCAAGCCCTTCTCCTGCGGCTGGTGGGCGGTGGATCACGACGGGAGGCTCTACCGCATTCTGGAGCTGTACGGCTGCGTCCCGGACCAGCCGGACACCGGCATCCGGTGGTCGCCGGACGAGATCTTCCGGGAGATCCATCGGCTGGAAACAGAGCATCCGTGGCTGCGGGGCAGGCGAATCCAGGGAGTGGCGGACCCCGCCATCTGGGACGCCAGCCACGGCATATCCATCGCGGAGACGGCGGAGCGGCATCGGGTGTACTTCGAGCCGGGAGACCACCAGCGGCTGCCGGGGTGGATGCAGGTGCATTACCGGCTGCAGTTTGATGCCAACGGCATCCCCATGCTGTACGTCTTTTCCGGCTGCCGTGCCTTTCTGCGCACCATGCCGCTGCTCACCTACGATCCCCAGAAGCCGGAGGATGTGGACACCCGGCAGGAGGATCACGTGGCGGACGAGGTGCGTTACCTCTGTATGGCCAATCCCATGAAGCCGGTGCGGACGGTGCAGCGCACACCGCAGGTGTTCGATCCCCTCAGCAGCGATGCGCCCCACGACCGCTACGCATTCTACAAAAAATACTGAACGCGGCATTTGCCGCAAGAGGAGGAAACCGAGAATGAACGAAATCAACCCTCTGCAGACGCTGCCTGTGGGCGAGAAGCGGCTGGAGGAGGCCGCGGAGACCCTGCGGCGCTACAAGGCCGGGAAGGCGGCCTTTGAAAACCGGATTCTGGAGGAGGAGCGCTGGTACCGCCTGCGCCACTGGGAGCTGATCCGGGGCGCGGACGCCGGACGGGGCGACGAGGCCAGACCCGAGCCCACGTCGGCATGGCTGTTCAACTCCATTGCCAACAAGCACGCCGACATGATGGACAACTATCCCGAACCCAATGTGCTGCCCCGGGAGGAGCGGGACGAGGCCGACGCCGAGACCCTCTCCGGCATCCTGCCGGTGATCTTCCAGCGCTGCGGCTACGAGCAGACCTACGACCGGGCGGCATGGTACAAGCTCAAGCACGGCGTGGCCGCCAAGGGCGTCTTCTGGAACCCGGAGCTGGAGCAGGGCATGGGCGATGTGGATGTGCGGTTCATGGATATGCTGAACCTCTTCTGGGAACCGGGCATCACCGATCTGCAGGCCAGCCGCAATCTCTTTGTGGTGGAGCTGCGGGACAACGACCTGCTGGAGCGGGAATACCCTCAGCTGCAGGGCAGGCTGGGAAGCCGGGTCATCGATGTGAAGCAGTATATCTACGATGACGCCGTGGATGTCAGCGGCAAAAGCGTGGTGGTGGACTGGTACTACAAGCAGCGCACCGCCACCGGCCGCACCGTCCTCCACTACTGCAAGTTCGTGGGAGATCAGGTGTTGTTTGCCAGCGAAAATGAGCCGGAGCGGTACCCCATGGGCTTCTACGCCCACGGCCGCTATCCCGTGGAGCTGGATGTGCTGTTCCCGGAGGAGGGCACGCCGGTGGGCTTCGGCTACATCGCCATTATGAAGTCCCCCCAGCTCTACATCGACAAGCTCTCGCAGGTGATCCTGGAAAACGCCATGATGAGCGCCCGGGTGCGCTATCTGGTGAAGGAGGGCGCGGGCATCAGTGACGAGGAGTTTCTGGACTGGAGCCGTCCGCTGGTGAAGTACAACGGCGACCCCAACAACATCGTGCCGGTGCAGGTGCAGCCGGTGGGAGGCAATGCGCTGAACATCCTGCAGATGAAGATCAACGAGCTGAAGGAGACCTCCAGCAACCGGGATGTCAGTCAGGGCAGCAGCTCCGGCGGCGTTACGGCGGCGGCAGCCATCGCCGCGCTGCAGGAGGCAGGCAACAAGACCAGCCGGGACATGATCGGCGCCAGCTACCGCAGCTTTACGCAGGAGTGCTATCTGGCCATCGAGCTGATCCGTCAGTTCTACGATGAGCTGCGCTGCTTCCGCATCACCGGCGATACCGGCGGCTACCGCTACGTACGCTACAGCAACGGCGCCATCCGGGGACAGCTGCTGCCTCCCGCATGGCCCGGTCAGGAGCGGGAACCCGGCTATCTGCCCGCCACCCGCGTGCCGGTGTTCGATGTGGTGGTGAAGCCCCAGAAGCGCAGTTCCTACTCCAAAATGGCCCAGAACGAGCTGGCCAAGGAGCTGTACCGTCTGGGCTTCTTCCGGGCGGAGCTGGCAGACCAGAGCCTCGTGGCGCTGGAGCTGATGGACTTTGACGGACAGGAGAAGGTGAAGCGCAGCATCCAGCGGGGCAAGACCCTGTACGAACAGGTGGAACGCCTCACCGCCGCCCTGAGCCGCCTTACCGGCGGCGGAGCATTGGCATCGGAAACCGGAAAGCCCCGCGTCCCCGCTGTGCCGAAGAAATCCATGGGCAGCGCCGCCACCGATGCCGCAAAAGCCACCATGACCGCCTACGGCGAGAAGCTGGCAAAGCGCGCCAGGGTGGATATGGACGCCCACTGAGCCGGGGCGTATGCATCACCCATCAGGGAAAGGAAGGAAATACCATGATTCACATTTACTATGCATATGAAGGAAAATACCACATCCTGCGCATCACCGGCCATGCCGGTTACGCCCCCCGGGGGCAGGACATCGTCTGCGCGGGAGTCAGCGCCGTTACCCACGCCCTGCTGGCGTATATGCGGGAACTGAGGGCGGTGAAGAAGGCCTGCGGTCAGTCGGGGGAGCTGGAGCTCCTCTGCCATGGCTGCGATGAGACCCATGCTGCCTTTGACATGGCGCTGGCCGGATATGAAGCGATCGCGAAGGCTTATCCACAGCATGTGGAAGTCGATATACCACCCGAACGGAAGGGCGAAGAAGAACACGGGCCTGCCTTTGACCTGCAGCTGTTTGGCGACGGCGCAGCAGCTGCCGGAGCGGGGACGGGCCGGGCTGAGACCACAGCAGGAGCCGGAAGCAGCCGCCGGCTCACCACGGGCGCGACCCAGACACCGGGCGGCACAGAAACCGCCCAGCCTCCCGCCGCCGGGGAGGCAAAGAGCAGCGACGCAGCGGACAAGCGCAAGGCCTTCCGGGCCCTCATCGAGGGCGAGTACAAGGAGCAGTACACCGAGCTGTTCCAGAACGCCTTCAACCGGCGTTTCCGGGAGGCCAAGGGCATGGAGAGCCGTCTCAAGGCGCAAAAGCCCGTTCTGGAGCTGCTGGCTCAGCGCTACAACGTCCAGCCCGACGACATGGCCGGTCTGCGCTCCGCCATGGAGGCGGACGAGAGCTACTGGCGTGCCGCCGCGGAAAAGGCCGGTATGAGCGTGGAGCAGTACCGCCAGTTTGAAAAGCTGCGTCAGGACAGCCGCCAGCTGCAGCAGCTGCGTCAGCGCCAGAGGGCCGGACAGCAGCTCACCGGCTGGCTCCGGGAGGCCAGTGCGGTGAGAAACCAGTACCCCGCCTTCGACTTCCAGGCAGAGCTGGCAGACGGCAATTTCCGTCAGCTGCTGCGCTCCGGTGTGGGTGTGCAGCAGGCCTATGAGCTGCGCCACATGGAGGAGATCAAGGCTGCCGCCGCCCGACAGGCGGCACAGTCCGCAGGCGAGCAGATGGCCGCCCGCATCCAGAGCCGCAGCGTCCGTCCCAGAGAGAACGGCATTTCCACACAGAGCGCCGCCGTCACAGGCAGCGATGTGCGCTCTTTGACCCCCGCCCAGCGGAGGGAGATCGCACGCCGCGTACAGAGAGGGGACAAGATCCGATTCTGAGTCCTTACCAACATTTGAAAGGGGAAAATTACCATGATGAACAACACTATGCATACCATCCGTTTTGATCTGCAGCTGTTTGCAGAGCCCAACACCCAGACCACCGCAGGCCTCTCCGAGGAGATGCGTGTGTTCTACAGCGACTATCTGGTGGACAACGCCGTGCCCCGTCTGGTGCACGACCAGTTCGGCCAGAAGCATCCCATTCCCGAGGGCGGCGGCAAGACCATCGAGTTCCGCAAGTACAGCCACCTGCCCAAGCTGACCACCCCCCTCACCGAGGGTGTCACTCCCGACGGCCAGAGCCTCACCGTCAGCACCGTCACCGCCACTGTGGCGCAGTACGGCGGCTACGTGACCCTCAGCGATGTGCTGCTGCTCACCGCTGTGGACAACAATCTGATGCAGGCCACCAAGCTGCTGGGCGCTCAGGCCGGTGCCACCCTGGACACCATCACCCGTGAGGTGCTGGTGGGCGGCACCAACGTCATCTACTCCGGCGGCGTCTCCGGTCGCAGCGCCCTCACCGCCGCCCACACCCTCACCGTGGATGACATCATGAAGGCCGTCCGCGTCCTGAAGAACCAGAACGCCGAGAAGATCGACGGCAGCTACATCGCCATCATCCACCCCGATGTGGCCTACGATCTCATGCACGATGAGATGTGGGAGTCCGTCAAGACCTACGCCGACCCTGCCGACTGGTACGAGGGTGAGATCGGCCGCATCGCAGGCTGCCGCTTCGTGGAGACCACCGAGGCCAAGATCTGGGCAGGCGCAGGCGCCAACGGTCAGGCCGTCTACGCCACGCTGGTGCTGGGCGACAACGCCTACGGCATCACCGAGCTGGAGGGCGGCGGCCTGCAGCACATCGTCAAGCAGCTGGGCAGCGCCGGTACTTCCGACCCCATCAACCAGCGCGCTTCCATTGGCTGGAAGGCCACCCGCGCCGCCGAGCGTCTGGTGGAGCAGTTCATGGTGCGCATCGAGTCCGGCTGCAGCTTCAATCCCGCTGTGGGCAACTGAATCAAACAGGAGGGGCGGACAGCCGCCCCTCCATAAAACAAGGAGGATATTATGATGGCAGAGAAGAAACAGGAAATGACCATGGAGAACCTGCGCGAGCAGATGCAGGCCATGCTGGCGGAGGCAAAGGCCGAGGCCGCCGCGCTGGTGGAAAACGCCCGGGCCGAGGCCGCCCGCATCGCAGCGGAGGCCAAGGGCGGCGTGGCGGGCATGACCGCAGAGGAGGCCGCTGCTTACGAGGCATACATGAACGAGGAGGTGGAGGTGAAGCTCTTCCGCGACAACGACAAGTACAAAGACCCCGTCTTTGTGGGCTGCAACGGCGAGACCATCGCCATCCAGCGGGGCGAGAAGGTGAAGATCAAGCGCAAGTTTGCCGAGATTCTGGACAACAGCGACAAGCAGGACTATGAGACCGGCCTGCTGATCCGCCGCAAGAGCGCCGAGTTCGCCGGAGCGGAGGAATGAACGATTCCATTCGCCTGCGGGCGGGAAACCGAGCCGGGATGCCGCAGCTGGCAGACCGGGAGCCTGCCTATGTCCGGGACGAGGAGGCGCTGTATGTGGGCACGCCGTCGGGCAACGTGAAGATCGGCGGCAAAACGGCGGCTGTGGTCACCGCGCTGGCGGGAAGGGTAAGCACCATGGGAGAAATCCTCGCCGATCACACAGGGGAGATCGCCGCTCTGCAGGAGGGGCAGACGGCCCACGGCCAGACCCTGACGGAGCAGGGAAACACCCTTGCCGCTCACAGCCAGACCCTGACGGAGCAGGGGAACACCCTTGCCGCCCACGGCCAGACCCTGACAGAGCTGGAAGTGGCGCAGCAGACCCAGGGGGAGACCATTACGAAGCTGCAGCAGGAGAAGCTGACAGCTTCTCCCATGGCGGCCTTGTCGGCGCTGCCGGACAATGCCGACCTTGCCGCCGTCACGGCGGCTTACAACAGCCTCATTGCCGGGCTGAAGGCGGCGGGCATCATGAATTGAGGTGACAAATGGATAAAATCATTGAAATCAAAATCAACGGCAGCCATCTGACGCGGGACAGTCAGACTGCCGGTGTGCAGCACGAGGGCAACGCCGCCGTGCTGCGGATGGAGTTCGACCCCGGCTGGGACGGCTTTGCCAAGACCGTCACCTTCCGGAACGCCCTGGGGGAAAATCCGGTGAAGCGGATTCTCACAGCAGATCTGCTGGAGGACATCACCAAAAGCACCCGGGTATACCTGTGTCCCATTCCTCCGGAGGCCATGACCGAGGCGGGGAAGCTCAGTTACATCGTGGACGGCATGGCCGACGGCGTCCGCAGGCGGAGCGTGGAGGATCGGCTGAAGGTGCTGCCCGCCTTTGACGCGCCGGAGGCGGTCGAATCCGCAGACCCCACGCCCACACAGGCAGAGCAGCTGCAGGGGCAGGTGGACGCCATGGTGGAGAAGCTGCAGGAAGGCATTGCGGCCTCCGGACTGGCTGTGGTCAGCGCCGGTGCGGCTGCCGACAGTGAGCGGAACGCCGAAATCAGTGCCAGAGCAGCCGCAGCCAGTGCCAGAACAGCCGCAGCGTCGCAGCAGCTGGCGGAGGATGCCCGGAGCGCAGCGGTGGCGGCGGTGGGCAAGACCTCCTACATCGGGGGAAACGGCCACTGGTTTGAGTGGGACAGCACCGCGGGAACCTTTGTGGACAGCGGCGTGGCAGCCACCGGCCCCGCCGGTGCGGACGGTCGGGACGGCATCGACGGCGCAAAGGGTGACAAGGGCGACCCCGGTGAACCCGGAGAAAAGGGTGAGAGGGGTGAGAAAGGCGATCCCGGCGCAGACGGTGCAAAAGGCGACAAAGGCGAGAAGGGCGATACCGGTGAGAAGGGCGACGATGGAAAGTCACCGTATATCAGTTTCGACGGCAAATGGCACGAGTGGGACAGCGCCCAAGGCGCGTTTGTGGACACCGGAGTTACAGCGAAGGGTGAGAAGGGCGACAGCGGTCTGACGCCTCAAATTATCAACAACAACTGGTGGGTCGGCGGCGTGGACACGGGAGTTCGCGCAAAAGGTCAGGACGGCGAGACACCGTGGCTGCTGGAAGCGGGCGGAAACTGGCTCATCGGCGGCGTGGACACAGGCTTTCCTTCCCGTGGCGAGAAAGGCGACCCCGGCGAGAAAGGCGACAAGGGTGATGCCGGTGCCAAGGGCGACAAGGGCGAACCCGGCGCAGACGGCTACACCCCCGTCAAGGGGACGGACTATTGGACGGCGGCTGACCGTGCGGAAATGGCACAGGATGCCTATGACGAACTGGTGCGCCAGACAGAGTGGCAGGCCACAAAATCCGTTCTGTCCGGCGGCGATGAGGTGGTGCCGGAAACCCGCCTCTCCTTCACGACTTCTTTCACTGTGATTCAGAACTTCGCTGAGTCGCTGATGACCGGTCTTAACTACATCGTGGACTGGAGCGGCACGGAGTATACCTGCATGGGTCACTCCGGCGACGGCGGCGTGTATATCGGCAATGGTGATCTGGTGGGAGAGTCTCTGGGTAACGATGAGCCCTTCTGCATCCAGTGGTACTCCGGCACGGATTACATCAACATCCACAAGAAGACCAGCACAGCCGAGACAATCACCCTCAGTGTGATCAAAGACGCTGTTTTCAAGTACAACCTGCTGCCAACCGATTTCCTGCCCATGCAGGAGATCATCAACACCGTGAAGGAGGAAGTGGAGCCGGGAACCGGCGGCAGCGCCGACTGCGGCGGCGTCAAAACCGTCAACGGAAAAGCACCGGACGCAAGCGGCAATGTCGAGATTGAGGTGGGCACTGGCGGAGGCGGCGTGTCCAGCTGGAACGACCTGACGGACAAGCCGTTCTATGAAGAACCCGGTCTGGTGGAGCTGCTGCCGGAGACGGAGGCCACAGGGACGACCGACCCCACCTTCGGACAGGTATGGCAGATCACAGCAGCGCCTGCATTGCTCATCGGCGAAACCTACACGGTGGTCTATAACGGTGCGTTTTACCAATGTGTCGGCATGCCCGCGCCGGAGGGCTTTACCACGGATGAAGCTGACGTTGCTCTGGGCAACTTCGCCGTTGTGGGCGGTACGGATACCGGAGAACCCTTTGCCATGCTGGTTATGCCGAACCTCGGAAACATCATGGCCATCGATCTTGCGGAGTCGGCTTCCGTGACCATCGCCATCTATCAGGGCGGCACGGCTGTTCATCCCCTCCACCCCAAGTACCTGCCTGACGGTGTGCCGTACATCATCGAGCATGAAAGGACACCGCTGCTGGAGGAGCGTCAGCTGACAATTTCCGCAGGCATGTTCTCCATCAGCGAAGGTGCGCCGGTACTCACTGTGGGTAAGGTGTATACCATCGGCTGGAATGGCGCGGAGTATCTCTGCACGGCAGTCGATCTGAGCGCACTGGAGGCTGGTGTGGTCGGATTCGGCAACCTTGCCGCGTTTGATCCGTCTTTGCCTGCAGCGGGTGTTCCGTTCTGGGGCTTCGCAGCAGGTGGTCAGCTTCAAATCGTTCCGCTGGACGGCAGCGAGGAGCTGACGCTGGCCATCTGGCAGGGCGTTGAGGCGTTCCGCAAGCTGGACGGCCGTTGTCTGGACCTCAGCGCCGTTTTTGCCAATATGGTGCTGAACATCAAAGACGGCAGCGCAAACGGCTCTATTGTCACAGGCAAGCCACGGACAGAGGATGACGAATACACCATCGGCATATTCGCCTTCGCACAGGGCTGCAACACAATGGCCAGCGGGTCCTGCTCCCACGCGGAGGGTAGCGAAACCAGCGCCAGCGGGGACGACTCCCACGCAGAGGGACGTAGATCAAAAGCCACGGGCAAGTCGTCACATGCGGAGGGATTTGCCACTGAGGCCAGCGGCGAGGCTTCCCATTCTGAGGGGTATGACACAACAGCTAGTGGTTATGCGTCCCATGCGGAGGGCAACAGCACTGCCAGCGGGGACTATTCCCATTCTGAGGGATACCGGACCATTGCTGCAGGCGAATATCAGCACGTTCAGGGTCGCTACAGCATCGAGGACACCGAAGGGAAGTATGCCCACATCGTCGGCAATGGTACATTTGTAAATAATCTCATCCTCTCCAACGCCCATACCCTGGACTGGGATGGCAACGCATGGTTTGCAGGGGATGTGTATGTTGGCGGCACGGGGCAGGACGATCCCAACGCTAAGAAACTGTCTGGCAAAAGCGGCACCGGCGAGGCTTCCCACGTAGAGGGCTCCGGTACAGCCGCTGATGGCGACTACTCCCATGCGGAGGGCCTCAATTCCGTCGCCCGCGGTCAGGCGGCTCACGCGGAGGGGTATGCCTGTGCCGCCAACGCCGAAGCGTCCCACGCAGAGGGTCAGGGTACGCACGCAGAAGCCGTCTATTCGCATGCGGAGGGATATTACACAACCGCAAACGGCAGGTGCGCCCACACAGAGGGCGAGTATACATCTGCACGCAACTATTCTCATGCGGAGGGTTACGGAACCAGTGCAAGGAGCGATTACCAGCACGTGCAGGGCAAGTACAATGTTCTGGATTCCTCCGGCAAGTACGCCCACATCGTGGGCAACGGAGACAATATCACCCGTTCCAACGCCCACACCCTGGACTGGGACGGCAACGCGTGGTTTGCAGGAGGCATTGAGCTCACCAGTCCCAACGGCACACGATACAGATTTACCGTTTCCGATGACGGCACGCTGACGGCTGCCGCGGTGACGGAGTAAGGAGGAATAACAATGGAGAACAATCTGATTCTGAACATCAGGCGCACCGTCACCGGTGTCATCGCCTGCCTGACGGCTCTGTGGGGTTGGTTCGGCTGGCTGGTGGTGGCATGGATCGGCCTGATGTTCGCCGACTGGCTGCTGGGCAGCGCTGCGGCCGCTCACGCCGGAAAGTGGAGCAGCGCCAAGCTCCGGGAGGGCGCGTGGCACAAGGGCGGCATGGTGATCATCGTATGCGTGGCGCTGATGGCGGACTGGCTCATCGGCTCGCTGCTGGGGCATATCCCCGGCGTGACCCTGCCCTTTACCTACTCGGTGCTCATGGGCCCCATGGTCATCGTCTGGTATGTCATCGGTGAGTTGGGCAGCCTTGCCGAGCACGCCGTTTCCATGGGTGCGCCCCATCCCAAGTGGCTGACCCAAATTCTGGACATCAGCAGGGAGGCGGTGGACGCCGCCGGAGAGGCCATTGTCCACGAAAGGACGGGTGGGGAATGAATGTGATGATTTGCCCTTACAGCCGCGTCCGGGACGGCGCAAAGCAGCTCACCGCCAATTTCAAGGTGCGGGAGTTCGCCTGCCGGGACGGCTCCGATCCCATTTTCATCTCCCCGGCGCTGACGGAGGTGCTGCAGGCCATCCGCAGCCATTTCCAGCAGCCGGTGACGGTGTGCAGCGGTTACCGCACCCCCGGCTACAATAAGAAGGTGGACGGTGCGGCCTACAGTCAGCATCTCTACGGCACGGCGGCGGACATTCAGGTGAAGGGCGTCGCCCCGGCGGCGGTGGCGGCCTTTGCGGAGACGCTGCTGCCGGATTCCGGCGGCATCGGCATCTACCCCACCTTCACCCACATCGATGTGCGGGAAAAGCGCAGCCGCTGGAAGAATTGAGAAGGAAGGTGAGGACGATGACCATGAACAGCGTCATCGAGTACGTGGACGGGGTGAAGCCCAACGTCTACACCGATGAGGACAAATACCGCTGGCTCAACCAGCTGGAGGGGATGCTCAGCGCCGAGGTGTTCCACGACCCGGAGCCGCTCAGCTATGACATCCCTGCCGACGCCGACCGTGCGCTGCGGGTGGGACATCCCTACGATGAACTTTACAGCCTCTATGTGATGGCCATGATCGACTTCCACAACCGGGAGTACGGCAACTACAACAACACCATGCTGATGTTCCGCCAGCGGCTGGAGCAGCTGAAAGATCACTGCATCCGCATCCGCAGCGGCACACCGGCGCAGAGATTCCGAAAGGTGATGGGGTGATGAGATGCTTCCTGTTCTGAATCCGGGCAGCGAGACGGCAAAGCAGTATACCGTGGCCTTCCGGGGCATCCAATGGGGCAGCGAGGCGGCGGAGGGCGAGCTTTCCCACTGCGAAAACCTCTCTACGGCGCAGTTCCCCTGCCTTTCCCAGCGCCCGCCCCGTGAGGCGGCGGGCGCCTATCCCCAGCCCTCCGCGCTGGTCACCAAGGACGGACTGGTGGTGATCCACGGCACGGAGGTGGTTCACAACGGCGTCGTGGTGGGGCATGTGACGGCGGGGGACAAGCAGACCGCCGTCATCGGCGACTACGTGGTAATCTTCCCGGACAAGGCGTATTACAACGCGGCCACCGGCCAGTTCGGCAGCATGGAGGCGGAGATCGTGCTGCCGGAGGCCGTGTTTACCGACGCCTCCATCACGGCGGAGGGGACGGCGTTCCCCTTCCGGACGGGGGACGCCGTCACCGTCAGCGGCTGCGCCGCCGCCGAAAACAACAAGACCGTCATCCTCCGGGAGGTGGAGGACGGCACGCTGCGCTTCTACGAAAACACCTTTACCGCCGGTACGGAGCGGCAGGTGACGCTCCGCCGTCAGGTGCCGGAGCTGGACTTCATCTGCGAGAGCAATTACCGCCTCTGGGGCACCCACGGCAGTACCATCTATGGAAGCCGGTACGGCGACCCCTTCAATTTTCAGGTGTTTGACGGACTCTCCGGCGACAGCTACCACATCGACGTGGCCAGCGAGGGTGACTTCACCGGCTGCATCCCCTACTCCGGCCACATCTGCTTCTTCAAGGAGAACACCCTCCACAAGCTCTACGGCTCCAAGCCCAGCAACTTCCAGCTGATCACGGCGCAGGTGTGCGGCGTGCAGGCGGGCAGTCACCGGAGCATGTGCGTGATCAACGAAACGCTGTTCTACAAGGGCGTGGACGGGGTGTACGCCTATACCGGCGGCGTGCCGGAGCCGGTCAGCGGCAGCTTTGGACCGCGGCGGTTCTCCCACGCCTGCGCCGCCAGCGACAACAGCCGCTATTACATCTCCATGCAGGGGGAGGACGGCTGGCATCTGCTGACCTACGATGTGCTGCGGGGCATCTGGCTCCGGGAGGACGGCCTCCACTGTGTGGACATGACCCGCTACGAAGGACAGGTATACCTGTTGGCGGAGGACGGTACCCTCTGGCGCACCGCTGCGGGGCAGGATCGCTCCCAGCTTCACTGGAGCGTCACCTTCTGCCCCTTCTCCGAGACCATCCTCAACCGGAAGGGCTATTCCCGGTTCCTGCTGCGGCTGGAGCTGGAGGAGGGCGCATGGCTGCAGGCGGAGCTGCGCCGGAACGGAGAGCAGGCATGGGAGACCATCCAGACCGTTTCCGGCGGCCGGGCACGGACGGTGTCCATCCCGGTGCTGCCCGCCCGGTGCGACAGCGTGGAGCTGCGGCTCACCGGACAGGGCGGCTGTGTGCTGCGGACGCTGGTGCGGGAATTTACCGTGGGGAGTGATGTGTAATGCCGATCTTTACAACGCAGCTGGGCAGCGTGGAACGGAGCGAGCCGTCTGACGCACTGCGCCGCATGGCGGCCCATATCCGCTACCTGCAGGAGCAGCTGGAATACACCCTGATGAATCTGGACAGCAGCAACATCACGGAGATCGAAACGGACAAAACCGACATCCGATCCTCCGACGGCGGCGCCAGCTTCACCGGCAACAGCATCGCCCTCACCGGCAGCGGCGGCGAGTCCTTTACCGCCGGAACGGCAGACGGCGTGTTCCGATTCGCCCTGCGGGGGAAGGACGGCGCGCAGATGCTGTATCTGACCAGCGACGGACAGCTGGTCATCACAGGAAATGCCGCCGTCAGCGTAGACGGCGGCCAGTGGTAAGGAGGAAAGAAGATGACAGTGAAAAATCTTTATAAGAACAAGGATGAGGAGGAGCTGCTGAAGCTGGCGGAGCCGCCCGCCGCGGAAACGGAGGTGAAGCCCCTGCGCTTTGACGATTCGGCGTATCAGGCGGCGAAGCCCACCTATCAGAGCAGCTACGCAGACCGGATCGACGGCCTGCTGACCGATCTGGAAAACCGTCCCGCGTTTTCCTATGACCCGGAGAGCGATCCCCTGTACCGGCAGTACCGCAGCCAGTACCAGCGGGAGGGCAGCCGTGCCGTGGAGGATACACTGGCGGCGGCAGCGGCCATGGCCGGTGGCATGAACAGCTACGCCGTCACCGCCGCCCAGCAGGCGGGGGATTACTACAACGCCAAGCTGATGGATGTGCTGCCGGAGCTGGCGGAGCTGGCTTATCAGATGTACCGGGCGGACTACGATGAGGACGTCAGCAATCTGAAGCTGCTGCAGTCGCAGGAGGCGGAGGATTACGACCGCTATCAGGACGCACTGACGGACTGGTACGCGGAGCTGGAGGCGGCATATCAGCAGTACCGGGACAGCGTGGCGGACAGCAAGTGGCGGGAGAGCTTCGACTATGAACAGGCGCGGGACGAGGCGGCAGACCGTCAGTGGCGTGAGAACTTCGACTACGAGAAGGCGCAGGATGCGCTGGCGTATGAGAAGTGGCGGGAGCAGATGGACTATCAGGCCGCTCAGGACGCGCTGGATCGTCAGCAGTGGCAGCAGGAATTCGACTATGAGCAGGCCCGGGATACCGCGTCGGATAACCGGTGGCTGCAGGAGCTGCTGCTGAGCAAGAGCCAGAACAAGGGCGGCAGCCAGAGCACAGGCGGCAGCCAGACCCAGACGGAGCCTGCCGTCACCGCGCCTGCCGCGGACCGCTACGCCGGTACGGACTACTATCAGGATGCCATTGACGCTGCCCTGCGGGGCGACCGTGAAGCGGCGGAGGCGGCGCTGGCCAAACGTGCGGAGAAGATGTCCAGTCCCGACTACCGCGGCACCGGCGGCGGCACCTCCATGGCGGAGGCCAGCGAGTACATCGACAGTCTGCTGGAGATTTCGGAGGCTGCGGAGATCCCGGAGGCGGCGGCATCGGCCATGAAGAGCAAGTCGGAATGGAAGGAGAGCCGTGCCGCCGGTGTTGGCCCGGAGGCGGAATACGCCACCTATGAGGACTACGTCAGCGATTACCTGCGGTATCTGACGGAGGCGGGCGCATGACTTTTGGAGAATGGAAGGAAAAAGACCGTTCCACAGAGCTGTTCAGGGAGCCGAAGATCTCGTTTGCGGCGTGGCGTGAAAAAGAGTACGGCGGGGGGAGTGATCCTGCCCCCGCCGCCGACACCGGATATTCCTACAACGCTGACAGCTACGACAGCCAAATGAAACGTCTGGAAGAGCGGAAACGGCAGGCACAGGTGGACATGGATATGGACGGCGTCAATGCTGCCGACAGCGAAATGAAGCGTCTGCGGGCGCAGGAGGGCAAGCAGACCATCGCTGACCGCGTGGGGGACATAGTGGGCGCATCTGCCGCAGGCACGGTGGGCGGTGTGGCGAATACCGTCAGCACCCTGTGGGAGCTGTTAGGCGGCGACGCGGACTTTTCCTTTGCAGATACCGCGGCGGAAGACAGCCAGCGGTTTGCCCGGTCCGCCAAGGCAGGGCTGGGTGGACTGGGCGAGTTCGCCGTGGACACCGGGATTGCCGGGCTGAACCTGCTGGGGGATACGGCAATGAACACACTCCTGCCCGGCTCCGGCCTTGCCCTGACGGGCGTACGCGGCTTTGGCGGTGGAGCGCGGGAAGCCAGACAGAGCGGCGCAAGCCTTGGAGAGCAGACGGCCTACGGTCTCGGCAGCGCAGTTACCTCCGCGCTTGCGGAAAGGCTGGGGAACACAGGTTTGTTCAAAAACGCCTACGGCAGCGGCTGGCTGGATGACGCATCCCTCAGCACGCTGGGCAGGCTGGCGCTTTCCACCGTCAGCGAGGGCGCGGAGGAATTTGCCGAGGGGGTTGTAGACCCCTTGCTGAAGCGGTTTACTTACGCCCCCGATGCCGTTTATGATGACCAGTGGCTTTACGATACCCTGTACGATTCCGCTGTTGGCGCCGCCCTCGGCACCCTCGGCGGCGCAGCGGATGCGGGGATGGATAGGGAAAGCGACACGCAAAGCTTGGCCAAACAAGAAAACCCCGTCCCCAAACCGGAGACGGAGCAGAAGCCTGTGCGTGTTGGCAGGGTCACTACGATTCGGAGACCGTATACCGGAGAAACTCCCGTGCAGACGCAGAAAAGCAGTGTTGTGCCGGTGGTGCCCGACGCATCGATGGAAAAAGCAAGAAACAACATCCGGATGGCACAGCAGGAAGAACAGGCAAATGAAGGGAGAAATTTCAAATCACTTCTGAAAGAGTTCTCTTTGCGGACATTTAAGCGTTCCTCTGGTGTTCCCGTTTCTGGTATGACCTTTGAGGGAAATCCCTATCTGGTGGAAATCGGCAACAATGTGCCGGGTAAGGTCATCAGTGATAGAAATCTCAGCGAGGAAAAGCTGGCTGTATTGGATGTGTTACCGGAGATCGTCCGGAATGCGGAATATGTAGGCAGCGGCGAGTATGTGCAGCATTCCGGGAAAGTGCGCCCTGTTATCCGATATGATTATTTTGAAACACCTGTGGATGTTGATAGAGGGTCATATATCGCTAAATTCGATGTGGAGGTATTACCGGGTACAAATAATTACCGAACACACCAAATTGTAAATATGGACCTGATACAGCCAGAGGCCAGCTTGGTGGGTCCAGCGCCCACGGCTTCCTCAGGCAGATCAAGTCCATAAATAAAATATACTACAGATATGGCTTGCTGTCAATCCTGCCCTCGCCGCCGACACCGGAGCGACCGAAAACAGGGCTCCCGCGGCAGCCCAGCGCAGCGGGTGCCGTGGGAAAGAGGAGGAGCAACGGAGCGTGGCGAGACCTCGCCGCAGTCGGGGGTGAGCGGAGCGCAGTTTGCTCCGACGAGGCAGCGGAGCGCGGGAAGCCAGACAGAGCGGCGCAAGCCTTGGAGAGCAGACGGCCTACGGCCTCGGCAGCGCAGTTACCTCCGCGCTTGCGGAAAGGCTGGGCAACACAGGTTTGTTCAAAAACGCCTACGGCAGCGGCTGGCTGGATGACGCTTCCCTCAGCACGCTGGGAAAACTGGCCCTTTCCGCCGTCAGCGAGGGCGCGGAGGAGTTTGCGGAGGGGGTCGCAGACCCCTTGCTGAAGCGGTTTACTTACGACTCCGATGCCGTTTATGATGACCAGTGGCTTTACGACACCCTGTACGATTCCGCTGTTGGCGCCGCCCTCGGCACCCTCGGCGGCGCAGCGGATGCGGGGATGGATAGGGAAAGCGACACGCAAAGCTTGGCCAAACAAG